CTTAACCATGGATTCAGTCCTCGGCTGAAACAGCCCGGGATGACAAAGTGCAATCAGTGCCTTCCCGAGCCAACGTAATCGGGCATACCCGTCAGGTGTTATCAGCGCCTGGCGGGTTTTTAATGCCCTTGTGTCCGATCGTACTAAAAACTCGTGTCCAGCACAATATGTCGGGGTTTACCGGCATAACGTCCACAATATGTTGTGTATATCGGTGAAATCAATCACTTTTTATTAGCTGTGGTGATGGATACCACATCCGCTCCCTGCTTCAATTGATCCAGGTAATCGCTCCATCGCTGCATCATCTCCCTGCGCTCAGGCAGGTGTGCTGTCCTGTTATATGCCCGTCCAAGCGGATCTCGCACGGCATGGGCTAATTGGTGCTCAATCAAGTGGGGTTGATATCCCAGTTGCTCATCCAGAAGGGTGCGGGCGACTGCTCTCCAGCCATGGCCCACCATTTCATCCTTGGGAATATCCAGCTTACGCATGGCGGCCAGGATGGCGTTGTCGCTCATCGGTCGGTCGCCACGGGGGTTCCGTGCCGATGGGAAGGCATACCGCCCTCGTCCCGTCAGTGGTTCGACCTCATCCAATATGGCAACGGCCTGTCGTGACAGCGGCACGATATGCGCCGTGCCTGTCTTGGTTGCCGTGAATCGCCATTCGGCTTTATCCAGATCAATGTCGCTCCATTGGGCGTGGCGTAACTCGCCGGGGCGCACAAACACCAGCGGCGCCAGTCGCATGGCGCATCTGACAGTCAGGGTGCCCCGATACCCTTCGATAGCCCGCAGGATCTCACCGATCCGCACGGGGTCTGTGACTGTGGGGAAGTGCTCCTTGGTGATGGATGGCAGTGCGCCTCTCAGGTCGCCACAGGGATCGCGTTCTGCCCGACCCGTTGCAACGCTGTACCGCATAACCTGACTTATGTTCTGCAATGCTCGGTGTGCCGTGTCTATTGCGCCTCTCGCCTCGATGCGGCGCACCACCTCCAGTACCTGCGGTGCCGTGATACTGGATACAGGCGCAGCGCCAAGCCACGGGAATACATCCCGCGCCAGTCTGCGCATGATCTTGCTGGAATGACTGTCTGCCCAATTGGGCGCGCGTTTCGCAAACCATTCCCGCGCTATTGGCTCGAAGGCATTGGCGGTGTGGGCAACTGCTGCGTCCCGGGTCGCCTTACGGTGGGCTGATGGGTCGATGCCGTCAGCCAACAGGCGTCTGGCGTCCTCCCGTCTGTCGCGGGCCTGACGCAAGGAAACGTCGGGGTATACCCCCATCGACAGCAGTTTCTCCCTGCCCTGAAATCGGTACTTGAATCGCCACCGTTTCCCACCCTTCGGGGTCACCTCGAGATACAACCCGCGCTCGTCAAACAGCTTGCGAGTCTTCTCGGTAGGCTTGGCGTTTCTGATAGCGGTGTCAGTCAGCATTCGGGGGTAACCAAAAGCGTGTTGGTGTCGTTACCCCGCAAACCTACCCCCATCAGCATGTAGCTGTCAACGGGTGGTGTTGGACGTTATTGGCATAAGGAAGGTGGTAAGCGATTGATTTTTATCGCTAGCGGAAATGTCTGCGGATGGTGTTGTACATTCCATTGGTGGAGCCGAGGTCCACCGATAAATGACTGCAAGGCATTGATATATCAGCCATATATGGATTGGCAGGGTGTCGGTTACCCCAGCAGTTACCCCCTGACATATCGTCCTACGCCCAGCATCCCGAATGTCGCCAACAGATTCCGATTAGCGGGCAACCGCTCTCAGTGGGGGCGGACAAGGCTAATGGCGCGCGGTGCGATAGTGACTGGCTATCGCACCACCTGTTTTTGCCCTGGCACGTTCACAGGCAATCGCAGCACTGTTTCACGTGAAGCCACCAGTTTCGGTGCAGATACCGCCAGGTTAATCGCTCAATGGATTGGTGTTATACCAGACGGTTGATAGTGAGCGCCTATCGCACGGCGCCCGCTGATGCGCGGGATACTTGATCTCGGTCAAATGGTCCGGGGGTTTTGTTACTGCTTCATGTCCACGTCCAGCGTCTGCTCCCTCGCCATCCGCTCGAAGGTGTCGGATACCGACTGTCTGACCCGCCGGACTTCATCTTTCAAAACCTGACGCACCACGGCGGGGTTACTCTCCCCGGCTAACTGATTCGCCAGCCGTCCGGGTAGCGCCTCCATGCCCTGCACGAAAACTGAGGACATGGCGTCGCCGGTAGCGAAAAAGTCCCCGACTGGCACCAGATCGCCGTCCCGCCGGTCGTTCTCCAGCTTCAGCTTGCGGTGGCGTTCGGTCTCGATCTGCTTGCGAACGTCCACCAGCTCGCCGGGGACCTTCCCGTTCTCGGTGTAGCTGCGGTAGTCCTCCAGTAGCTCGAAAGCATCAACCCTGCCATTGACGGGTCTCGGTAAATGGCCGTCATCAGCCAGGCGTCGCAGGTGACGCGGGGCTACGCCGCACAATTCAGCCGCCAAAGTAGACGACAGGCTGCGCAGCAGTTCTCGGGTCTCGGCGATGGTCATGGGCTTACTCATTCAGGGACACGGACATGAAAAACCGTGCCAGAAAATACGCGAAAAGCGCGACTCTACGCACCCGCAAGGCTCCCCCTCCCGGAAGTACCTAAGCATATTGACATTGTCAACATCCACTGTTAATCAGTGTAGAGAATAGTAATAAGCCAGCAGCAATATTATAACTATTGCCACTCCTATATTTAAAACCCACCGGATAATATTATTCCTTGCACGCACCCAGTAGTCCTTGTAAATCAATCACTTACGGCACCACGTGTACCGACCGTTCTCGCCCAAGGGCATAGCCTAGCATTGGTGCCCCTTTCCCGCGGGCTTAGAAACGCTCTCAGTGGCTCGCCAGCATGGACAATCCGACCAAATGGGTCAGGTCCTCCGAGCAGGATATCCCGCTGATTATCTATAATCCACCTGATAATATTATCCATAGACCGTCAATATATTATCTCTGCATTATCCGATAATGCTCTGCCGTACTGATAGGGTGTCGCCCAAATTGGAAGACACCCACCGCAATAGGGTGCGCCGTCATCCCCGTGATGAATCAGGGACCGGGAGGCGCATCCTGCCGGTCAGTCGCCCGGCAGCCCGAATGTCGCACCGTTGCCCGCACGGATAGGCTGCGGGTCGGGAGGTGCGTCGCCGACGGTGACCGGCCCCGATTCGCTATCATCAGCTCAGCTCAACCCGGACGATTCCGCGCCAATCAATCGATTTCACACCGAAATCTAGGCGGGCTTTCAGTTCCATTGCATCGGTGCTCCAGTCCTGACGTTCCTCGCTGAAGATCCCGCGCTGTTGACCGTCCAAGTAGGCAAGCTCGATGTGATCGACCTGGTCGGCGCTCGCGCCCACGTAGTAGGTCACCTCCGAATCGCTGTCCAGCCGTGGCTCCACAACCAGCTCCAAGTTCCGAATCACGTTCGGCGTCAGCGCTGCCGGGTTCTCCTGGTCAGGTCGAGCCAGACTTGCCAGCAGGGTTTCGGCGCCGGACTCCATTGCCGCCGGGACGATCAGGTATCGCGGCACGAGATTCAGCAGACCCAGGCCAGCGGCGCCGGTCGCTACTCTCAGTGCGGTCCGGGCTTGCGACAGGTTGGACACATTGATCGCGGTGTCCGCCGAAGTTTCAAGGTTCCCGTGGTCCGCGTGAAACAGCGCAGTTCCGTCAGCCATCGCGGCGTTGGTCGTCAGGACGCTGTAAACCTTGTCCGATTCCAGGCGTCGACCGGCAGCACCAAAGGCTCGCGGCAGCGTGGTGAATGCGGCCAGGTCGTCGTTTATTAACATCTGCCTAGTTGCGCGGAAAATTCTCCCGAAAGTGCTGACGCTATAAACCTCTTGGCGCTCACTGAAAGACCCATAGCTGTACTCACCGCCCTCGGCGACTTCGAGCAGTGCGGGCGCTTCGGACCGCTGTACCCTGCTTTGCTGTTTGAAGTCCGGCACCTCGACAACATTCACCCAGCTGGCGTGCGAAGCTGGCTCGTCCTCGAAACCTTTTTGCAGGCTCTTGTTTGCCGTGTTCGCCAGCAAGGCCGGGAAGTCTGACGTACTGTGCGCGGCCTGATGAACCAGGTCGGGCCGGGTCATGTTACGGGTATCGAAACCTCGGGCTTTCAAGCAGGTTTCTGCCATCGATGCAACGGACATGCGGTGCAGGTCACGCGCAGCGGGCGACGGGTTCTCGACATGGATGCCAGCCCGTGCCAGCAAGGTGTCGACGGCGGCAGCCTTGAATTCGGTCAAGGTGTCATGCTGGCAGTAATCACCGAATAGGACGCTACCGGCAGCGCCGTACAGTTCCGCACGCGGATCACCGCCCAGGGGTTCGGCGCCTTCGCCCAACTTGGCCAGCAGTTTGGTGCGCGCCATGTCCACGGTCACGGCCATGTCGTCCATCACATCGTCGCGCAGCTCGCGGATTTCAGGTCTGCCGATGAAACCCTGAAAGCTCGCGCGGATCTCGTCACGGCGTTTCTTCTCGGCAGCCATCGCAATATCAACAGGGTTCGCCACGGGAGCGGGTTTCGGGTCGGGTTTTGCTTTGTCGGTCATGAGTTTTCCTCGTAGGTGTTCGGGTGTGTTTCTGAAATTGGAAAGGTCGAATGACGCGGCAATAGCCAGCGCGTCGGTGATCTCGTCGACGATGCCGAAGGCCAAAGCCTCGGCGGCGGTCATCCAGGTTTCTGATGCCATTGCGTCGAGAATTTCGGACCGGGTCTTGTTGGTCTTCCTGGCGTATGCGCTCACCATTGCCTCGCCAGTCGAGTCCAGGGCATTGGCGGCGCGGCGCAGTTCCTCGGCGTTGCCGGCGACACCAGACACCCACGGTGCGTGTACCATCAGTGTGGCCGTCTCGCTGGCTGTAACGGTGTCTCCCGCGCAAGCGATAAGGCTGGCAATGGATAGGGCTACTCCGTCGACTGCGGTCGTTACACGGGCCGGGTGACGCCGTAAAGCGTTATAAATCGCAACACCATCAGCCACGCTACCGCCAGGACTATTAATGCGGACAGTGATATTTTTTGCGGTGAGTCCTTCGAGTTCCTGCACGAAGTCGCGGGCGGATACCTCAAACTCACCGATGGCGCCATAAATGAAAATTTCCGCCGTTTGGTCGGCGGCGCGGATGGTGTACCAATTTTCAGTATTCATGACTCGCTTTTATAGCAGCGAGTTACTGACAGGTTATTATTTCCTGTCAGTTAGTCGGGGTCTTTTTCGTTGGCGTCCGGGGCTGATGGATGCCCTTCTGCCGTCAAGTTCCTAGCTAGCAGCCTGAAATCTGTCCCTATCACAAAGTTCTGAATGCCTGCCTTGTCCGCGAGTTCTTCCTTGTACTTCCTGAATTTTTTGCGCGCCCGCATGGCCTCCAGATCGTGCGCATCCTTATGTACCGCCATGTACTTGGCTGCGTACAGACCACCGATGGTGTGGATCGTCCAGATCTTTATGCATCGGCGTATAAGTTCCACCATTTCAAGTTCGTCGGCTTTGTCCTTGGTGGTAAGCAACTTATCGTATGCGTCGGCCACCTCCAACCCGGTTTCAACGTACCGCTTAAAGGTATGGTCTAGGTCCAACATGTACTCATCAAGGACCCGATGCAGTTCATCGTCCGTTAGGGCCAAAAGCTCGTTGGAGCAGGGCAGAAAACATTCGTTGTTGTTCGGGGATGCCATTTGGATTACTCCTTTATAGCAGCGAGTTACTGTCAGGTTATTTTTTCCTGTCAGTAGAAAGCGCGGACATGTGTCCGCAGTTCTTTACGGACTGTACATTCTGCCACTGGGGCGCCACGCAATTAAACCGACTTTGGCTTGTATCTCGGGTGTGCCTTCTCCCAACCGGATTTCCGTAGTGCAGCAAGCGGGATACCTTTCGGGATCACAGGTTTCAGGCGGTTGAATGCTTCAAATGCTTTGGAGTACCGCGCACGCTTTTCCTCTGGTTGCTTGTCTGGATGCAGACAGCCACGGATCTGGTTGAATTCATCCTGTGTCATCTTGACCTGCACACTCATCAGGAAATCGCTTGCCGCATCCTGGGTGGCTTTCGCATCGGCCTCAAATTGAAGCAACCTGGCTGTGCGCGCTGCCACGGCGTCCTGTACCTGTTCATCTAATTGAGCGTGGAAGTCCCGCTTTAGATTGGCCATCAGCCTTTTGAAATTGCGCCGGATCTTGTCCGCCGGAGTCTTCGCCACACCTTTTAGAATCGCCTCCACGTAATCGTCCAGCGACGGGCCATCGGGAAGGGCGGGCTCATCATCGGTGGGCTTTGTATCAGACTTTGACACACCCATTGCTGCCAGCAATTCCTCCCTGCTAAAAACCTTCTCCAGTGCCTTCAATGCCACCTCGGGGCTATCCACGGGAATGGATTTCATCTTGCGGCGAAACCCTGCCTCTATGGCGGCGGCGTTGGGTGTCATCTCACCGCTAACCACCTTCTGGTGTAGTTCAGGGTGGTTCTTGCGTAGACGGCGTATGGTGGCTTCCTTGCTGGTGCCAGAGGGCCTGATCTTCTTGCCTTGTGCTACGGCGTCATTCAAACCAAGTGCTTTCTGCGGGTCGTTGGTGTTGAGAGCAAGTTCTGCGTAGTCAATCACGTCGTGATTCAGCATCAGTTCCTTGGCGAAGAAATCAGTCTCGTTGCTATATCCAAATTCTTCCCACATCCTCAAATCGCGGCATTCTTCCCGCATTTGAACCAGACTGCGACAATCGTCGGGAAACCCAAACGCTGCGATTCTTGACCAGTCCGCTATGACACCACGCCATTTATTCCGAGGGGTGAATCGTGCTGAACGGATACCCGCGCCTTTGACTGAAACCATGATGACTACCTCCTATAGTGTGTATATTATACACAGTTCAGGGCGAATGCGGGAAGGAGTTGGAGGTGGATCAGAAAACTATAAGCAATGACGTGAAGGCAATAGATGCTTTAGCAAAAAATCCACCTAAGGAAGAAAAATTGCTAAAGCCTAAGCGTGGCTATCTCAATCGACTAAGGTCGAGTAATCGAAACAAATGCCTCGGGCTATCTGGCACATCGCCGCCGGCGTGCTGGAATGCCCGAAATAGGTGCCGCTGCATCTCGTCGAAGCCAGCGGGAAAGGTGTTGTCGTTGCGCACACGCGGCCAGGAACGACGAAACCGCTTGATGGCAAGGGATAGCATACCCGCCCGGTCCCAGGCGCTTAGAGACGGGCCTAGGGTGTCACCAGCCCGGGTCAGGAATTCGTCTCGACGTGCTCGAGCGCCTGCGCCGTTGCAGGTCAACGCGGCGTCCAGGGTAATGTCGCCGTCGAAATATCTGGACAGCCCGTCCCGCAGCCAGCGCCGCAAGTCGCCTGGGACCATCTGACCGGAGTCGAGAACCACAGCCAGGCGGACTAATTGGTCGTCAGTTGATGAGTTCACCGTAGCGCCCGAATGCCCGTGCTGCGTTGTCCGTCCCGATGGTTTCGGCCAGTGTCGCCATAGCCTCGTCTTGCGTCAGCTTGCCGACCAAGTTCCAGCACGCAATCTGCCCATTCTGCCCAACATGCGCATGGAGCAGCACGCCCTCGTGACTACACCAGCCTATGAAATCGACACCGGCTGGTTTGTCTTCGGCCTCGATCGTCATTTTCGCCGCACACTGCGAGCACGGGACCGGCAGCAGCGGCGGGCGGCGTTTCTTGGGAAAGGGTTTGATGTCGTCAGGCATGTCAGCCTCCTGTTGGTTTTTGGTCTAGCAAGTAAAGGTTTATCTACCCTACCCCGCCGACCGCTCGCGGCCAGGTAGACAGGACCGGCTCGATTTCCAGCGCGTCGGGGTATTCGGACGCGACCACCGCGCGCGCCTCCGGCGGGATGCAATCGACCTCAAACGTCCGGCCCGGCAGGCGAATCAGCCAGCGGCGGTAGGTGGTGGTTTTTGAATCTGTACCCCTATCCCCAATATTCCCAATATCCCCACAATTCACAGCCCCGGCTAATTGTGGGGATTGTGGGAATTGTGGGGATAAGGGTTGCGATTCAATATCGCCTCCCGCCAACGTGTTACGCCAGCTCATCACCACGCCTCCGCGATGTCCGGTCGGACCACAACCGTGGGGGAGGGTGGTCGTCCCGGCCCATCTCTCGGTGGCTCGATCACCTCCAGGTAGCCGCGCTCCTCCAGCACCTCCAGTGCTCGGCGCAGTTCGATTACCCGGGGGAATGTGCCCTTCAGCGCCTGTTGCGCCTCGCGTAACCGGAATTCCGCCCGCCTCCCGCCCGAGACCCATACCCAAACCCTGCGGGCCGCCTCTATCTCTGGATCGCTCCCCATGACATTGAACGCGCCAACAGTGTGGCGTGTAATGACCCCCATGAGTTCGAGCGCGGCGGTCATAGTCTCCAGCGTGATCGGGTGGTCCCATGGCTGGCCATGCGCGTGCTCGATGGCGTGCAACACCCCAGCCAGACGGGCGGCGGCTCCCGGGGCCTTACCCGCCCAGTCTCGATGATGCTCCATGTCTCCCCCGGGTCTCATCTGCTCCTCGATCATGCGGGCAAAGTCCAGATGCTCGGCGCCGGCAGCCGGTGTCAGATCCACAAAGTACGGGCGCTCGTCACCGTAATCGTCGAAGGCGGGTTCCCAATCGAGCATTGCGCGTACACCGGCTGCGTAGGCGCTGCGCACCCCCTCGGGGATTTCGTGTGTCTCCAGGCTGCGCGATCCCAGGTGGGATTTTGGTAATAAAAAAAGGAATCGCGCTAATAAACCCCTCCCCCGAAATCCCGCCTTTCCGGCGAGACCGCGTAACACTTCCGGTTGTGGGGACAGTCCCATGCTCAGGCGGGGACTGCGCAGAAAAACAGGTGGACGGCTCCCACGGTCTACCCGCTCCGCGTCGCCACTGTGCGCCTTCAGCACTAGATCCAAGTTAGGGATGCCGTTCGAGTACCGGCCTCGCAGTAGTTCAAAAATGCCGCCCTCGGACGATAGCCAGGCCATAGTCTCACCGTGATCGGCCAGCAGGCTCCCCAACCGCTCGGGCGTGGCGTCAGACGTCCATAGCTGCGGCGGAATTGGGATTTCGGGCAGCTCAGCCTCGATTTTGGCCGCAGCCTCCGCCAGCACCTCCGCCTCCAAACGATCTTTTGATTTCACGGCCGAAGCCCGGACCGCCTTAGCGCGTTCAACCATTGTTCGATACTTACTAGAAACGCGAGCGATTTCTGGCGCTAGGTCGGCCGCCTGATCGCGCTCCCACGCGAGCAGCGGGGCGACGGCTGCGCGTTGAACTGCGGATTTCCGATTACCCGACTCCAAGGCTACGATGACCCAAAGATTGCATGGCTCGACATATCCTGGCCGCACGCGCACGCTCAGCCTCCTGGCTGCGGCGGTAGCACATGCGGCGAGCACCATTCCGGCTGCCAGCTCGCGCGGGGTTTCTGTGAAGCGACAAAGTTCCCGCGCGAAGGCCCCCGCCCACGCTGGAATGTGCGCTATATCCAAACGAGGCGGGTCCGGCTCATCCAGCGGGACCAGTTCAGGCCAGACTTGCGACTTTGCCTGAATTGCAATAACGGTCTTCAGATCAGGCGGCAGCGGCATGATGCACCCCCGGTCTGTTGAATATCTTTGTGTCGTCACCGTCTGGCGTCGTCGCCACTACACCGCTCGCGCCCGCTTGAAATAGGCAATGGACTAGCCTCTCGATAAGTTCGGCGGACGGGCCTTCGCCGACCTCAACGACGACGATGCAATGATTAACGGGCCAGATGTAGGCCTCAGGGTGCGGGTCCGCCAGCACCATCGGCGGTGTATCGTTGGGGGATCCTTTCCACTGTTTCGCGCGTTCCCAACAGTCGGCGCCGACCGTGACAATGGCGAAGGCGTCGGGGATGTTTAGGTACTTCTGGCGTTCGGCAAGCTGTTTGCCGTGGGGAGGGAGTTTCCGTCGTTTTGTGTACATGGTTATCACCAGGTTGGTGGCAACCACGCGGGGGTGTGCGTATACTAGGCAGTGTCAACCGCCGTACATCTCGTTCCCGCGTGATTACCGTCAATCGCCTCGCCTACCAGCGGGGCGTTTGTCGTTTACGGGGGAGTTAGGCGGCGTCCTGTTCTTGGCGGGCGAGAGTTGCCGCAAGCCGCCGATCAACCGCGTCATCGTCCTGTCGTGACTCGGCGATGCGGGACTCGATCCAGGCGTCCACCTCGTCCGAAACCCAGGCAACAGACCTTGTGCCTATGGCGACGGGCGAAGGGAAGGTGCCAGCGGCGACACCGTTGTAGAGGCTTGAGCGGCCCAGCCCTGTCATTTGCATGACGGCTGGCAGGCGGATTAAACTGCGGGGATTCCTCGGCATGACATCATCCTGTGAGCTGAATGACGCCGATGACTGCGACCACATGGCTTGCAACATGTTGTTGGCGGGGTTAATCTACCCTTAACCATGGATTCAGTCCTCGGCTGAAACAGCCCGGGATGACAAAGTGCAATCAGTGCCTTCCCGAGCCAACGTAATCGGGCATACCCGTCAGGTGTTATCAGCGCCTGGCGGGTTTTTAATGCC